GGTTGCGCTCTGTCGTGCACGCGCTGTCACTCGTCGCGGTGTAGCCGGGAACGAACTCCATCCACCGGAGCATGATCATCTGAGCGATCCACTCCTGAACGGCTTCCCACTTGACGTTAGTGATCGACGGCAGCGCCGCCGTATGCAACGCCTGCAATGCGATCTCGTTGTGGATCGTGTTCTGCACGCCGCCACCGAACGTCGGGATCAGGCCGTTGGTGTAGCCCTTCGCTGGGAAGAAGTTGTAATCCCAGGCGTGCCCGATCTCGTGAATGATCGGATACTGCGCCACCCCGATACCCGGCGACGCACAGCGCGCGGTAGCACTATTCCAACCAGACGTGAAGTAGCCGTTGACGCCCGACCACGACGTGTCGGAATCCTTCTGGTATCGCCACGAAGACGACTCGTACCCCGTCTGCGTGCTGATCGCATCGACCTGCACGTTCCGCTTCGCCAGCAGGCGCCGCGTCGACGGCGGGATCCCCGAAATGTTGGTCATCAAGTCGGCCTTCGTGTCCGCGAAGTCCGGCAGCTCCTGCAACTCTGGGGAGAAGTTCACCCGCAGCGACCACGCCCGCGCCTCGTTCGTCGTCCGCAGGTTGCCGTAGTCGCGCACCGCGACGTCGCCGCCCCACGAGTCGAAGTACCAGTAGTGCCCCACCGGATCCCACGAGTAGCGGATGTGCGCGACGCTGCCGCGCGTCGGGGCCATCTCAACTACGAGGCCGGGGTGCCACAGGTTCCCGTAGGCGACGTTCCCGCCAAGGTCGAAGTCGATGTAGGCGGGAGCGCGCCAATAGTGATACATGAGGCGAGCGCCGTTGTTGGTGACCTCGTCATACGGCGCCCGGTAGGTGACATCGAGCCAGTGCCCGGCGTCCGGCGATGCGGGCTTCGGAAGATAGACCGCGATAGGGTCGGCGAGCGAACCGATCAGGTCATAGTCGAAGTCGAGCACGTAGTTCTTATCCGGCTCGGGGATCTGCAACCAGCGCGGGTTGATCCCCAAGTCGTTCAGTCGCGTCACGGCACCCGAGCCGACGGGGGCAAGGCTCGCCCACTTCGAGTGGTCGAACGACTGGCACGCATCCGCCTCTGCGACCAGCACCCACAGGACGCCGGCCTGATGCTGCGAGGTCGTGGAACTGCCGAAGCTGAACCAGTACCACTGCGTGTTGTAGTCCTCGACCAGCTCGGGGCCGGGTCGGGTCGTTACGCCACCGTGCCAAGTCGTCCCAGCGAGCGGGCCGTTGGCACCGAGGGTCACCGACGACGCGCCGTCTGTGATAGCCGGGGCGAGACGAACCGCAGCAGCGGCGCCGATGGCAACGGTATGCAACGCCACCGAGTTTGCCGGAGGCGCCGAACCCGAATACGGGACGTAGGCGTTAGCGTAGTTGGTGGCCCCCGACCTGGTTACGGAGCCAGTCAGCAGCGAACCGGACAGGTCGACACCGCGTGCCAGGATCCACGTCATGCGACCACGAGCGTCCCCCAAGTTGAACGAGGGGGTGGCGCCGCCCGCCGTGGCGTAGTGGATGCGGGCACCCAGCTCCTCGCCGGACACGGTGACGTGATCCTCAACCGCCAGCGTCATGTTCGACACGACGAGGGAACCCCACGACGCACACTCGAAGATGTCGCTGACAAGGATGATCGTGTCGCCACTGATCGCCGACGACGTGATCGCTGCCGGACAGGTGACCGTGCCCGCGAACTGTGCGTAATCCGCATCAACCGTGGCGATGAACTCCACTGCTGTGCGGGCTGCGGGAACGTCCTCCGACGCCGCCCACATGCGCCCGTCGTAGGCGACGATGGAGCCCTTGGCGTATGCGGCCCCGGGCGTGTAGGTCAGGCTGGTTCCCGGGGGGCCGTCGTCGCCTGGCGGGCCTGGGTCACCGGGATCGCCCTTGTCGCCCTTGTCGCCCTTGTCGCCCGGGGCACCGTCATCGCCCGGGGGGCCCGGGGCACCGTCATCGCCCGGGGGGCCGGGCTCCCCGCTGAGCTGGACCAATGTGCGAACCACTGGATCAGCCTCCGATGGCGAACGTGTTACCCGCGACAGTGACCCGACCGACCGCCGTGTCCTTGATGAAGACACCGATCTCAGAGTTCGCGAAGTACGACGACGAAATCGACTCCCGCCGGTCGCAGCCCCACGCCGACGCCACCACCTCGAGGATGCCGCCGCGACGGTGCAGCGCGATCGTGCCGCTTGATGCCGTCGTGGTCGATGTCCACAGGTTCGTGACCGTGCCGAAGAAGCTCGTGTCGATGTAGAGCTTGTTGTCGTTGCGGATGTTGATCTCGATGCCGAACTGCCCGGTCTGCCCGTCACCCAGGACGAGGCCCGCTTTCCCGCCAGCCTCAGTTGGCGCGTTCACCGTCGTCGACGCCCACACCGACGTGCCGGGGCCGATCTCACCAGGGCAGAAGAATGCGTAAGCCTCGCCCGTCGTCGACGCGCCCGACACCTGCGTCGTGTTGTAACCGACGATGTACGACGCCGTACCCACAATCACCAGCGGCGACTCAACCACAACGCTCGCGGCCGGGACGTAGATGTTACGAATCACCCAGCCCGCAGGCGACGGCCGCAGCGCAGCCTCGTTGTAGGCGTGCGGCGGAATGCGACGCAGTAGCCGCGCACGGCCCCACGCCTTAGTCACCGTGCCGCCAGTGTCCGCCGTCGACGCCTCGGTCGTGCCCGTCGACGTCTTCACGACAAACGTCGTTGAGGACGCCACATACAGCACCAGGAACGTGCCGTTGTAGCCCGTCCCCGACATGCCCGACACCTCGACGGTGTCGCCCGCCACGATCCCGTGCGCCGACGCCGTCGTGATCGTCGCGTAAGAACCCGACACGCGCTTGCGGTTCGTCGTCGTCACCGTCGCCGTAGCGATACGGGGACCGTAGATCGTCTCGCCTTCCCAGGCATCCGACGCCGAAGTGTTCCGGTAGAACTCACCAGCGGAACCCGACGCCGACGACGGAACCCCCGCGCCATCAGTCCACTGCGCGGAGCCGCCACCGGAAGCAACTGCCCACTTCAGGCCCGTCGCCTCAGCGGAGTCCGCCGTCAGCACGTAGTCATCCGTACCCACCGCGAGGCGCGTCACAGTATCCGCACCAGAAGCGACGATCAGGTCACCCTTCGCGTCCGCGATGGTGGGAAGGATCGCCGACGTCGCCACTGTGATCGTGTCCGCGCCATCGTTCGGCGTGATCGTCACACCCGTGCCAGCAGTCAGAGCCGTACCCAGCGTGTCCCGCGCAACCTCAGCAAAGTCCGAGATCGACGCCGCAGTCAGACCCGACACCGCAACCGTCAGCGTGTTCGCCACGTCGTCATACGTCAGCGCCACACCCGTGCCAGCGACAAGGAGCCCGTTGACGATGTCCTCGGTCTGCTCCTCCGTCAAACCGCCGCCGCCGGCCGCGTCAATCGTGATCGTGTCAGCGCCGTCGTTCACAGTCAGCGTGATATTCGTACCCGCCACCAGCGCCGAACCCAGCGCATCACGGGCAAGCTCAGCAACCGCCGACGTGTCAGCCTTCGCCGACAGCGCCGTGTCCAGCGCCTCGAACCGGGCGACTACCGTCGCCGACGAGCCCGACGGGTTAACGCCAAGCTCAGTCGCAATCGCCTCGAGCTCATCCGACAGGGCATCGATGACGACAACCGCGTCCGTCGCACTGCCGTCATTCGCCGGATCACCCGACGCCGGACGGGTCAGGGACGGGATAGCACCGGGATACGCCGTCACGGGGCCGCCTCTCGCTGCTCGAAGAACCGCTCCTCAGTCAGGAGCGTTGACTTGTGGTGACCGACCTTCACGGCCGTGTTCACGTGCACCGGGATGTCCAACATCCGAGCCCGCAGACAGAACGTCAGATCCTCACCAACCGGCTGACCCGACATCTCCGTCTCCTGGAACCACGGAAACGTCTTGTTGAACTCCCGGTCACGGATCGCCTCAAGCGCCGACCGGTGAATCAGCAGGAACGCCGCACCCGTCGCCGCAACCTCGACCACCGCATCACGCGGATAGTCAGCCATGCGAACCGTCGTCAGCTGGCCGTCGACCTGGCCAAACTGGTAGATCGTGGGGAACAGCATGTCGTGGAACGCACCGAACGCCAGACCGCCGACGATGGGGGCCGACTTGGGATCGGCGACCTCGAGCAGCTGGTCGAGGGCTTCAGGCTCCCAGCCCATGTCGGCGTCGATCCACCACAACCACTCCGCGCCCGTCTCGAGGAACTGGCGCGTCAAGTTGTTACGCGGCTGCGACACGTTGGCGGATGACCACTCGTTCTTCAGGCCGACGATGCGGCGAGACGTGGCGCGGTCGTACAGCAGGGAACCGACGAGGCTTGTGGTGAAGTACGCGCTGCACTGGCCGGGGTGAATGAACGCGATGACGACCGTGGTGTCCGGGCCGGCCGGGGCGTTCTTTCGGGCGCGGTTGATCTTCGCCTGGGAACCCATCACGCCACCGCCGACTCATACGCGGCAGCGACGAGATCCGGGTACGTCTCAATCACCCAGCGGGCAAGGTCTTCGGGGCGCTGGCCGGGCGTCTGCGGCTTGCACCAGAGTTCAAGATTCTCGGGCCGGTTGTCGTCACGGATCCCGTTGATGTGATGGACGTTCTCGTAGTCGCGTAGGGGGCGGCCAAGGATCCGCTCCATGACGACCCGGTGTTCCATGCGCTGCTTGCGATGCCCGTCGACGACATCTGCGATCAGCCGATACCCGTCACGGTTGATGGTGCCCACACCCTTGGGGCGGATGACCGCTCCGGCACCGCCAACATCGCCCGTGCGGCGAAGTCGGTTGGCGTGCATGGCGCACAGCCCACTAGTCACGGACTTCCGCCGGCGCTCGCAGCCGTCAACGGAGCAGGGCGGCTGAGCGTTCGCGCGGGCACGCTGGTAACACGGATTGCACACCCCCCTGGCGTAGCGCGGGGAGTTGGTGCAGTCGGGGTTGGTGCAAGTGTTCATGTCTTCCTCCACGGGGTTGCCTCCACGTCACGGGTTCGCACGTCAGGCGTGCGCGAGGGCGGCACCCGTGGAGGAGTGCCGCCCTCGCTTGCCCGCTGTGTCGGCGGGCCGTACTTGTTGCCAAACACCCGAAGGGTTTGGACTACCTACGCCTTCAAGAAGCGGAAAGCGTTGATATCAAGGCAATCGCTGCCGACGCGCTTGTACGCCACCAGGCCGCGCTGACCGGTGGGCAGGCCCGACCCGTCGACGACGTTGGCGATGTACTCCACCTGGGTGCCCAGGCGGTCGTACACGAGGAAGCGCGAGAAATCGCCCAGGATCGCCATGACGGTGCCCGACGTGGTCGCGGACGACATGGCCGAAGCCTGCGCGATCGGGGAACCCAGGAGCGGGTTACCGACGGCGGCGTTGAAATCGCTCCAGAAGTAACTGCCCTGAGACCCGGTGGACATCTGCTTCACAACGTTGAACCAGGCCTTGTTCGCCACCCAGGTCGCCGAGTCCTCGAAGCGGGACGGGACGGCGTTGAGGAGGGCGAACACGTCGACAGCCGAAGCGGTCGTGAACGCACCACGAGTGGTGGCGGTCACGGTGCTGCCGGCGGTGGCGCTGATCGCGGTCACGATGCCCTTAGGCGCACCCGAGCCGGAACCGACGACGAACGCGTCGGACTCGGCGAAGTCGAACGCCTCGCCGATCAGGCTGGGGAGCTGCGACAGGAGGTTCGAGTCCTGGAAGATCTCGAACGAACCGGTCACGTAGGCAGTCAGCATTGCGGCGTCGACCGAGGGGCCGCCGGTGGTGGGCGAACCATCGGTGAAGGCGGAGCCCTCAGCCTTCCAGTACGTGGTCACCGCGGAGGCGGTCACACCGTTCCACTTGTCCGAGGTGCCCTGCTCGACGCGAGCGAGGCGACGGATCGGGTTCTTCGACGCGGTGCCCGTGTAGATGAGGGTCGGGTCGAGGTTGAACGGGAGGGTGTAGCCACCGTTGGCCGAGGTGAGGGACAGCGACGCACGAACGGCGGCGGCCTCGTCGGCGGTGTAGTTCGGGCGGCCCTGCGTCGCCATGTACTCGGCGAACGCGGAACGGTAGGCGTCCGAACCGGTCAGCAGGACGTGCTTGGCGACGCCGCTGATGGACTCGACCTTGCGCGACAGCTCCTCGAGGTCCGAGGCGGGCGCGGTGCGGCCGAGGCTGTCGATGGCGGTCAGCGCGCGGCTGATCTGCTCGTCGCGGGCCATCGTGTCGACGCGCTCGACACCCTCGAAGGGGTCGCGGCGGACAACAACGTTGGGCGCGGAGAAGCCGGCCTCACGGTTGACGGGGTTGACGGCAGCGGCACGGACGGCCTCCACCTTGGCGGCACGCTCGTTGGCCTTGTCGAAGTCAGCCTTGGCGGCGTCGAACTCGACGAGGGCGGCGTCGAAGCGCGCGGCCTGCTCCTCGGTGGGAGCCTCGAGGGCGTCGAGCTCGACGATCTCAGCGCGGAGCGCCTCGACCTTCTCGCCCAGCGCCTGGGTGTCGTTCAGCATCAGATGATGCCCTTCTCCCGCGCGATCATGCGCAGGTGACGGAAACGGGTGATGGCGTCGGGAGTGGCGCTGGCCGGCTCACCGTCGTTGTCGTGCGTCCGCTCCGACTGACCGTCGTCAGTGGTGGCGTGAGTGAGGGATGCCCTGGTGGGCAGAAGGGACGCGATCAGGTGGTCGACCAGTTCGTCCGGGAGCGTCCGACCGCGGACCATCTGGCTCAGTTCGGCCATAGCGTCCTCAATGGGGAGCGCGCCGAACTCGTCACGGAGCCCGGACACGAGCGCGTCCGAGTACGCCGGGAACGTGACCAGCGACGCCTCACGCAGTGCGACCTCGGTGCGCCACAGGACGCCAGCGCGCTTCTCGTGCTTCACCGGGGCGAACCCGACCGAGAACGAGTCGAGGGCGCCGTCGCGGATCAGCTCGAGGGCTTCGTCGCCAGCCTGCGTGCGGGACACGGAGAACTCGCCATACAGTCCGGAGGCGTCCTCACGCAGCAGCGTCGCGCGACCCAGCGGGTTCGTGCGCGCATTGTGCTGCGACAGCAGCTTCACCTTGCCGCCGCGCTCAGCGATGGTCTTAGCGAACGCGCCACGCTGGAACGCCTCGTCATACGACGGGCCACCATCAGACACGCGGGCGGTGCGCTCGAACGGGACGACGATGCCGGTGACGGTGCGGCCAGTCGCGTCGGCTCGCACCTCGATGTCGCCCGTGAAGGCGCGCGAAAGGGACTCGGTCATGCGGGGTTTCCTCCGGTGGGAGTGGGCGCCGCACCAGGAGCCTGCATCTGCACGGACACGAGCCCGGAGTGCTGACCGGTGAGGAGCGAAAGGTCGCCCGCGTTCACGGCGTCGACCCCGGCGTCGGGCTTGTACCCGGCCTGGATCAGCGTCGAGAGGGCTGAGGCGTTGGTGGCTGCTGCCTCGGCGCGGGCGGTCTCCGCGTCCTGAAGTGCTGGAATGTTGCCGGTGTCGTACCAGAGGCGCGCACCGTCGGGGACGGTGACGAACTTCGCCAACGCGGCGACGGCGGACGACCACAGATCGGCGAGGGTGCCGTTAGCGAACGCCTTCATGGCCTGCGAGTAGTTCGCATACGTGCCCGAGTCGAGCCCGGCCTGGATCTGCGCGACGATCGCGGGGACACCGGACGCGGCAGCGATACGCGCCTCGCCGGCAGCCTGCACGTCGTTGAAGCGCATCTGCTCGAACGACTGCCCGACGACGGTCAGGTCGGCGCCACGGTCGAGGATCGCGGTGCCGCCGGCGTTGTTGGGTCCGCCGTAGCGTGCGTTCCACCGCTCGGCGATCTCCGCCACCGTCGACGCACCCAGCGGCGAGTCGTAGCGGATGACGAGGTTCGGGGTGGCGTTGGAGTCGAAGAACCGCTGCCGGTGCTGCGTCATCGCCACGTCGGCGTTGACTTCGCGGGCGATGGGGGTCAGCCACGACATGCCGCGGTAGTCCGCGAGCGGGTCGGGGATGGGCGCCCAGTGGGCCATGTCGTCGACGGGGATGAACACCTCGTCACCCGATCCGACACCGCCCGGGTGGAACACGTACCCGATGGGTTCCCGGTAGCCGCCGAAGTCCGCCGACACGATCTCGACGTAGTCGGGACGCAGGCACACCAGGCGGTCGGGGGCTGCACGCCACACGAACGCGTTACCCGCGAGGCTGGCGTGCTGCTCCATCTTCTTGAGCAGGTCCGACGTGGTGCCGTTCGGCCAAGGGTTCTCGAGCAGCCCCAGCGTGCCAGTGCCGAACAGCGACCGGCGGGCCAGATCCTGGAACTTGAACTCCGCCTGACCGATGTACCGCAGCCGCGCGTTCAAGCAAGCGAACACCGGGCCGTTGCTGCTGTACCCGTCGGCGGCATACGACACGAACGTCGGCGCGATCGACTCAGTCCCGCGACCGTTGCCCCAGGTCTGCACCATCGCAACCGTCTCCGGGTCAGGCAGCTTCGCCCGAACCCCGAACAGTCGGTCGATGAGACGCGTCACCGCTTGGCCTTCCGATCGAAGTCAACGAACAGCAGCGACACGCCGCCGCACAGAACGCCAGCCGTGACCAGCGCACCGGGAACAGACACCAGCGCGACACCACCAACGACCAGCGCGAACGCCACAACGAGGCCAACCAGGGCGAACACGGGGCCTCCTAGATGAACCAGACGCCCGGCTCGGTAGTCCGGCCGTGCTCGGCATGCGCCCACAGCGCGAGAGTCGCCGCATACAGCGGCGTGATGTCAGCGTCCGAGTCGCGGCGGCGTGTGTACGCCCACGCATCCCCGACATTGCGACGACGAGCCGCAACCGCAGCCACGTTCAACGCAGCCTCGTCACGGTGTCGCAGCTCACCCGACACCACGAGGTCGAAGAACCGGCCGCACGCGTTCGTCAAGTCACGCGCCGAAGCAGTAACCACCTCAACGTCAGCCGCAGTGAAGTCCTGCACCAGCGCACCAGCAGGGCCGGCAGAATCCAAGGCAACCGCGGACGGCTCCCACTTCTCAACCAACGCCTTCACGCGCGGCACAACCCACTCAGTGCCCGGGTTCGTCTCGATGATCGTCACGTGCGGCTTACCGTCCGCCCGCGTACCAGCCGCAGCGATCGACGCATGCGACCTGTCCGGCGCCACGTCAACCGCCAGCGCAATCGGATCCTTCGCCCGCGAATCCGGGTCAGCACACGCCGCCCACAGATGAGCGGGAAACAGCGCCTCACCAGACGGCAGATCAGGGATCGACAGGCGCTCACGACGGAACTTGTCCACCGGCAGCGCCTCAACCTCAGACGCGATGAACTCCTCACTCAGCCGATAGCCAAGAGCAGGGTTCGACAACGCCCACGCCTCACGGTCGTGAACGTCCGCATCCTCCGGCGCCGAGAACTCCATGTACGCCAGCCGGTCGACACCCTCACCAGCAAGGGCACGACGACGCAGCGCATGCAACTGGTCCGAGTCCGACAACGCGGCGCTCGACGCATACCAGACCTGCGGGTTATCGCGGGTCGACAACGTCGGCAGCAGCGCGGCCATCGCCTCGCCACCGAGCTTGAACGCCTCATCGAAGAACAAGTCATCCGCGGACCAGCCACGACCAGACCCACCAGACCGGGCGAAGAACCGGAGCCGCTGACCGTTGCGGAAGTCGTAACCGAACTCCGACGGGTTACGCACCGTCCGCAGCACACGGCTGGCCAGTTCCGGCGTCGAGTCGATCAAGATGCCGATGCGGCGGAAAGCCTCGCGGCTGGTCTTGAACTCGTGGCTGCTGTAGATAAACAGCTCCGAGCCGAACAGCACCAACTTCGCCAGCGCCAGGGCCTCGAAGATCGCACCCTTGCCGTTCTGGCGACTGACCACGCACGCAGTCTCGAACGCCGCCCACTTGCCATCGGCGCGCTCAGCCAGACCAACCTCGAGGACGAACTGCTGCCACGGATCCAGCACCAACCCGGCATGCGCCGCCAGGTCGACAGCTTCCTGGCCGCTGCTACTTACCGACGGCGGGCGTACCAGGATCCGCGGGCGCTGCACGCCGACGAGCGGCACGGGCAGCGGCGAGGTCATCGACACGATCCCCCCGCTCCCCGGCTTGCAGCACGGCCTCACGGAGAGCAGCCGACGCCGCACGGAACTCCTTGGACAAGTTCGACACCGCCGCCGGCTCACGCGCCGCGTCGATCGACCGCGCCAGCTCACGCACCAGGACCGCCAACGACGAGCCCCGCAGCGCAGGAGTCAACGCAGCGTGTTCGATTACGACAGCCTCATACACCGTCGAAGCGTCACGCTCCGTGCGGGTCGACAGCAGTCAAGGTCGACGGAGCGTGACCCCCACCCCCCGTGTTCGATTACCAGTCCCGTTCGGGGTTGGTGTCGCGTCGGGTGTTGCGGCCCTGCCTGTAGTAGTTGCCGCGGGTGAAGTTGCACGAGCCGTGAGCTGCACGCAGGTTGCCTTCGTCGTGCCCGTGTCCGCCTGCGTCTACTTCGACGTAGTGGTCGGCGGTGAAGGCTCGCGGGTTGGGCCAGCGCAGCGTGTAGTCGATGGGTTGCCGGCAGATCCAGCAGGGCAGCCCTTGTGCCTTGAGCCGTGCGCGTGCTTGGCGGTAGGCGTAGGTGTGGCGCGGGTCAGTGGCTGCCACGTCGGGTCACGTGGAATCCGTGGCCGATGTCGCTGGGGTTGTAGTTCCCCTGCGTGACGTAGGCGCTGTTGTCGGGGCGCTGCTCGGGCTCGTCCTGTGCGTCGAGCAGGGCTTCCCACTGCGCTACTAGGGCCTTGATGCGGGCTTCGATGGCGGGCAGGTGCGCTGCCTGGCCTCGCAGGATGAGGCGCTTCTTGGTGTCCTGCGCGTGGCGGATGGCCTCGCACACTTCACCGATGGTCAGGGTGTAGGCGTCCAGCTCGATCGTGGTGGTCACAGATCCTCCGGAGACAGCACAAAGCCCACCGCATAGCCGGGTGGGCGATGGGTGGGCCTTGTCTGGGTGAGGGCAGAGTTCTCCCCTCTACCTATGCCGATCTTGTCAAGTCCGATGTCAACGCCCCACATGTAGTGGCGATGTCGCTAGATGTTGTAGGTCGGTGAGGTGGTAGAGGGGCTGGCCGTCTGGGGTGTGTGCGCTGGGGGTGAGCTTGCGGGCGGCCTTGCGTGCGTCGAGTGGGAGGTAGCCGGCGTGCCTGAGTCGGGCTGATCCGTCTGCGATGGTGACGAGGGGTGCGTGTGCGCGGGCGTATGCCCTGATGTCGTCGGTGGTGTGTGTTTCGCCGCAGGTTTGGCAGGTGGCTGCGGGTGCTCCGGGGCGGGTGTAGAGGTGGGTTTCGCAGGTGGGGCAGACGCCGAGGAGTGAGGGTTGGGGGCGGATGTCTGTGACTGCCTCGAGGCGCCGGGTCAGGGTGCGGAGTTCGTCGATGTAGTCGAGGGCTGCGTCGTGGGTGTGGGGCCATTGGTAGTAGTCGAGGGTGAGGAGCCGCTTGGCGAGGGTGGTTGTCGAGGGGTTGCCGGTGAGGGTGATTCGCTGTCCTTCGTCGGCCGCTAGGGATGCCCACGCTCTGAGTGCCCCGTGAAGGGCTGTGAGGGCGTCGCTGGCGGCCTCGGAGTAGGGGAGTGGTGTTTCTCCCCGCTTGGTTGTGTTGTGGCTTCCTGCGGCGCTCTGGCGGGTGAGGGTGATGGTGGCTTCGTCGATGAGTGAGGGGAGTTCTGCGAGGCGCTGGCGGTGGCGCGCCCAGCAGCCGGGGCAGGCTGGCGAGTTGTCGGTGGTGGGGAGTGGGTTGTCGCAGTTGGCGACCTGGCAGGTGTCGGTCATTCGGGGACCGCCAGGCAGGTCGCTGTCCACGTCACGGGGTCGTCGTCGGCGTCGGCCGGTGGCTCGAGGGACCACGGGGTCTGCGGCCTGACGCTGGCTGCACGCGCGCCGTCGTTGGCGAGTTCCACGAGGTGTGCCATGAGGTTGGCGTGGGTGAAGTCGTCGAACGTGCTGCGCTTGCCTTCGATGCGGGCAATAAACGTCTGAGGTGTCACGCAAGCCCCCGGCTCATCTGGTCGGCGAAGTCGAACGCATCCCGCCAGGTGGCGAAGGAGCGGTGCTGGTCTGTGGGGAACGGCGGCGAGACGATCCAGGGGCGGAACTTGAGCGCGCCTAGGCCGGGTCGGGCGTACACCTCGGGCGGGATGCGGCGGACGGACCACTTCGCCGGGTTCACTCGAGCCCCGCACGGCAGAGGGCACAGGCACCGGATGGGGCTTCGTGCTGGCATCGGGGGGCGGTTCGCAGCTCCCGCACGGTCGGCGGCAGGCTGGTGGTGGCTGTGCCGTCGGGGTTGACGTAGCGGAGTCCGTTGGGGTGGCGGATGTCGTTGCCGGCTGCTCCGCGGATGCTGGCGAGGACGACGGTGCGCCAGGGTCGGTCGTCGGCTGCGAGTGCCCTGTCGATCTCCGTGGGTGACCATTCCGGGCGGAGGGTTTCGATGACGGCCGCTAGTGCCATACACCGGCTGGAAGTGATGCTCTCTGCTTGCTTGTTCTGCTTGTTCTGCTTTAGAGCGGATTCCGGCGCACGTTCCGCGCGGATTCCGCTCGGATTCCACGCGGAACGATCCGCATCGGTGCTGGTCACGGCGTTTCCTCCCCGTATTTCTTGGCCTTCCGGATGCGGTCGCGTTCACGTTTGGCGGCTCGTTCGGCGCTGCTTTCGTTCCAGTTGAGCCATCCGCAGATGCCGATCCGGTCGTCAACTCGCACGACGAGGTCGACTTCAATGAGGGTTTGGAGGCGTTTCTGCCAGCCCTTGATGTGGAGGCGTTCGACTTGCTCGAGGTTCATGACGCCGTCGTTGTCGAGCTGCTTGGCCCTGGCGCACATGGCGAGGTACAGCCATCCGGCGGCTTCGCCAGCGCGGACGACCTTGTCGTCGTCGAAGAAGGCCGCGTCAAGTGGGACGTACAGCCGGGCGGCGCGGGGCACTAGGGCGTCTCCTGTGGTCGGTGTCCGATGAGGTCTGCGGCTGCTGCGCCGGGCGTGGGGCGGGCTTCGGCGACGAATCCGCACGTGCATCCGGCGAACCAGAGCCGTTGGTTGGTGTCGGCTACGGCGTAGATGTGGCCTTCGTGCTCGCCGGTGAAGGGTGCGAGGGGGTCGCTCACGGCACCTCCTCGATGGTCAGAACGAGCCGCGGATCACCGTCGGGTTCGGCGATGACGGGGAACTCGCGGGTGACGTAGCGGGGTGTGTCGTCGGGGACGATGCCGGCGTCGACGATGCCGTCGACGAGGGCTTTGAACAGGGGGACGACGAGGTTGTCGGGGTCGCGGCGGCGTCTGTCGCGGGGGACGTACAGCAGCCCGACGCGGATGTGGTCGAACATGGGGATGCCGTCGAACCAGAACGCCGCAGCGGCTTCACGGCGGGCGACGGCCCGGATCTCGGCCACCTTGCCCGCCTTGACGCGCCAGTGGTCGCGGTCGTTTGCACTGCACGGGGGCTTGGTCCACGGCAGCCGGATCTCCCAGGTGCGGCTCATGCTGCGGCCCCCATCCCGGCGAGGATCCGCAGCGCAAGCGCGGCCTGCTGCGGGACGACGCCGTTTCCGAGGGCCTTGAGCTGGGCGTTGCGCGACAGGTCGGGGACGGCGGTGACGTGGCCGGCGGGGAGTCCCATCAGCCATTCCACGAAAGCGGGAGCGAGTCGGGGTCCGTTGCGTCCGGGTTCGGTGGGGTCGGGTGCGGGTCGTCCGAGGGTGTGTTGCCACCGGGCGATGGCGACGGCATAAGCGCCCCATGAAGGCACGTCGAGTCGCCCCGCTGGTTCGCCCCCTTGTGGTCCCGCGACGTCGGCGTCGGGAGTAGTGCCCCGACCATGCCGAGGTCGATGTTCCTGCCGCGGGCCAGCTCCCGCGCCTGACCCTCGGGCGTCCGTTGCCCCTTCTCCCCACCCGTCGCCCGCGGCGTCGGTAGTAGCCTCAGCGCCTCGATCGACAGTGATGCCCCGTGTCCGTTCCCGTTCCCGTGGCGTTCCTGCATCCGGGCCGTCCAGGCGTCCCAGTCCTCCACAGTCTTGCCCGCGCCCATGTCGTTCACCGCCGGGGTGGGGAGCAGTTGCACCACCGCCGACGGCAGCATCAGATCCCCGGACGATCCCCGCTGATTCGGTCCGCCCTTCGTCCCGTCCGTCGCGCGTGGCGTCGGCAGCAGTGTCGGCAGATCCCGCAGCGCCGGCCCACCAGCCTCGCGCGCCTCGCGCGCCTCGCGCGCCTCGCGTGTTTCCGCCCCCGTGTGGTCGTTCGCCGCGGGTGTCGGCAGCAGTGATGAAGATGCGGGCGCGTCCGTGGGGAGCGCCGGCGTCGGCAGCTCGAACAACTCCCCACGTCGCGTCATACCCCAGGCCGGACAGGTCTGCGAGGACGTCGGCCAGTCCGAGGGAAACATGACCCCGGACGTTTTCCAGGACGACGAGTCGGGGTCGTAGTACGCCGATGGCACGCGCAACGTCGGGCCAGAGGTGTCGGGGGTCATCGGTGCCCTTTCGCTTGCCTGCGTGGCTGAATGGCTGGCAGGGATACCCCGCCGTGAGGATGTCGACGGGTTCGACGTTGGCCCAGTTGGTGGTTTTGACGTCGCCGTGGTTGGGGATGTGGGGCCAGTGGTGGTGGAGGATCTTCGACGGGTCGCGGTCGTACTCGACGTGCCATGCGACGGTGCCGCCGTAGACGGCTTGTACGCCCATGTCGAGCCCGCCGTAGCCGCTGCACAGGGAGCCGATGCGCGGCCTGGTCACGACGCCACCGCCGTGGCCACAGCTCGACACGTCCCGCAGTCCCCGCCACTGAACATCCACGAACCACAGGCGCACCGACACAGCGCGGCGTCCCACAGTGTGAGGAGGTCGACGTCGGCGGGTCGTCCGGCGGCGCGGATGAGGGCGTTGTCGAAGGCGCGCTTGCTGCCGTCGTCGGTCTTGTCTGCGCGGCGTCGGGCTTGCCTGGGTGCGTCGCCGCTGCGGTCACGGGGTGCAGGTGCGGGCTTCTCGGCTGGTCGTTCGGTGGCGCGCCCGTTGCGCCAGAGCACGCCGCCACACACCCCGTCGAACAGGCTGTTGTAGGGGTCGACGCGGGCGATGCACTTCTCAACGAACGGGCACGCCGCGCACATGGCGAGTGCGGGTGCGGCGTACTGGAACGCGGCGTGGAGGTCGCGGAGTACGGGTACGTCGAAGAGGTCCCAGGCTCCGGCGCAGGGTGCGTCGGTGATCCAGTCGGCGGGTTCGATGAAGCGGGCGGGGTCGATGGCGAGGTATCCGGCGCCCTTGCCGGTGTTGTCGAGGGTCACGCCGCGGCCTCTCCGGCTTCGATGCACGCCTTACACGGCTTCGACCCCAGGCGCCGATGCATCGCCAACCCGCGCGCCGTGCCGTGTTCCGTCTGCGGCTTCGACAGGCGCCCGGTAGCGCCGCGTGGCTTCGGGGTGGCGGTGACGATGCGGGTCACGGCGGGGCGCGGGCCACGGAGCCGGGACCGCTCACGAGGTGTCGTCGCCGCCCAGATGCCTTCCAGCGTCGGGTCGGCGAGGGCGTAGGCGAGGCATTCCGTGACGACGGGGCAGGTGCGGCACAGGGCCTTGGCGATGTGGGTGGTCTGGTGCTCGTGGGATGGGAAGAACAGCTCCGGGTCGACGCGGGCGCAGAGTGCGTCGACTACCCAGGCTGGTGGGGTGAGTGCCTTGGTCATGCCGTCACCAGCCGGTACGTCGGTGCGAGCCGGCCGTTGTTGCCCGACGTGGATCCGGTGGTGCGTTCGGTGCCGACCTCGACGAGGACGCCCTGCCGGATGAGGTCGGCGTAGACCTTGCCGTGGATGCCGCGAGGTACGTGCCACTCGGGCATGGCGGCGAGGCAGGAGCGGACGACGTTGGGTGACACGTAGCCGTCGTGGAGTGCGGCGGCGGTTTCGATGGCGAGCCACACGTGCCGTCGCGCGTCGGCGTGGATGTCCTGCGGGGTGGCGGTGACGAGGGCGAGCTGCGTGGTGGTCATGCGGCACCGTCCAGGGCGGACACGAGGTCATCGAGGCCGACTGCGACGCGGGTGGACTTGCGGTACATGCCGTCGGTGAGGACGAACACCAGGAGACCCTCGTCGACGATGTCGAGGCTGACGAAGTCGGTCCACGCGTGGTGCGGGTCGTCGATGAGGTTGTGGGAGAAGAAGCCGTTGAGGAGCGCGAATTCCTGCTCACCAGCGGTGCGGAACCGCTTCTCGTCGAGGTCGATCTCGTAGACGCGCCCGGAGGCGGTGGTAACGGTGGTGGTCATCGGGCATCTCCTTGGTATCGGGCGCGGAGTTCACGGATGGTGCGTTCAGCGGCGGCGAGGTCCGCGACGAGTCGGCGGATGTAGTCGCGTGAGTTGGCGTCGCGGTCGTCGAACGCTTCGAGGCGGCGGTAGAGGTCGGTGCAGCGTTGGCAGCCGCCGGGGAGTTCGGTGCCGAGGACGGCGGGGGTGTCGCGTCCGGGTGCGACGGTGGGGTCCAGGCGGTCGAGCTGGCTGCTGTTGTCGGTCATGCGGCACCGTCGGGGTGGCCGACGCCGTGCAGTGCCTCGTGGCGCGGCAGGTCGCGGGTCATGGCCTGGCAGACGATGCAGCGAACGCGGCGGTCCGCGTCCTCCCGCGATGCGCGGGCAAGGTCCGCGCGAACCTTGGCGATGATCTCCGCACCCCGTCCGGGCGTCATGTCCCAGCTCACTCCCACCACCCGGCCCGGGTCATGCCGCCGACGATGCGGTCGAGGCAGCGGGGGAACGCCTGCCCAAACATCCAGCCGATCGTGTAGCCGACGAGGATGGCGGCGGCGGACAGCCACAGCGGGCTTGGCCGGGTCACGGGGTGCCCTCGGCGATGCGAGCGGCGACGGACATGCCGTCGTCCCACACCTCGTCGGAGCGGCAGGTCGACGGCTCACTGTCACGCTCGGCCCGGATCTCTGCTGCGACCTGTGCGCGGATCAGCGGCGTCAACGTCTCGACGGCGACGGTGGCGTCACGGTTGGCAGCGCCACGCGCCATCGCCTGCGACACAGGCTGGTGGCCGACGCTCCACGAGCCGTACAGCGCCTCGGCCACTGCCGCGACGTGGGCAGCGTCGGCGGTCATGCTCATTCACCGTCCACAGCGCGGCGGATGTCCGCCACGATGCAGTCGCAGGGATGGGGACCATCGGCGGACTTGAACACGCGATAGGACGCACACGAACCGGCGTGCGGGATCTCGGGGTCATCGCACATCTGGCGCACTCGGTGGAGCGACCGGCGCGCCTCGTCGCGCTCCCGCTCGGCGAATCCCGTCGCCCGCCCCTGCGCTTCCGCTTCGTCGGCGAGGCGGGAGGCGCGGGCTCGGGCCCTGTCGCGCTCCACGGCCACCGCCACGAGTGCGCGGCTGCACGCGCCGTGGGGGTCGTCGGGCGAGGGGGCGGTCTCGTCCCGCATGGGACTCGGGGCGACCTCCGCCCCCTCGCCGGTCTCGTGGCGCGCGATGTCGCTGGACTCGCGGACCCCGGCCTCGATCAGCGCCGCGAACTGCTCAGCCAGGGCGGGCAACGCAGCGGTGACGACCGTCGCGGCGACGGACTTGGGGAACTGTGCGCTCGTGCCGGGGATGACGAACAGCGCCTCAGTGGCGAGGCGCACGGCCTCGGTGGTGTCGAGTTGTGTCGTGATGTCGGTCATCGGGGAACCTCCACAGACAGGTCGAGATCGGCCAGAAGGCCCTGGATGTCGGCGAGCGGGAGCCCGTTGAAGGACACCCAGCAGCCGCACGGGGCGGTCATCGAGTCGGTGTCGCCACAGGTCGGGCAGGTCCACGGCGGGCAGTCGCCGCAGTGGGTGGCGGGCGGGTTGTCGCCCAGGTTGGTGCCGCAGCCCTGACACGGGTTGTGGGCAGCGTCGGCGGTCACGACTCGGCTCCCATGATGTCCGCGTAGGTGTCGAGCACCCGCGCAGCCAGTCGGGCGAAGCCGTCCGCGAAACGGTGGTCGAGGTCAAACTGGCGGTCGAGCGGGAAGTTGTCCACGTCCCGGTTCGGTTGGGGAACGACCGCACAGCGGTAGGTGCTGACCTGTTCGGGCCTCGGGGTGCCCTCGGTGTTGGTGATTCGCTGGGCAGACCATGTGGCGATGACGCGCCCGTTGATCTGGACTGTCCCGTGCAGGCTCATCCCGTCACCTCGGCTGCCTCACGGACGAGACGCGCGGCGCGACCACATCGGATGCACAGGCCAGGCTCGGACGGCCCGCTGCCGCCCGGCGAGACGGTGCGGGAGTGAACGGCGGCGAGGCACGCGACCTCGATGTCAGCCGCGATGCGCTCCCGCAGGTCGGCCTCGATCAGCGGCGTCAACGTCTCGACGGCGACGGTGGCGAGGGCGGACGTGACCCACGGGTACATGCGCTGCCACGTCTCGTCGTTGATCCACGGCACGCCAGCGCAGGCGCATGGGCGGTCGGCGTGGTCACAGTCGCCGCAGCGGTGCCACGTGAACGGGGTTGGGCATTCGCACTCACTCCGGTACTCGCAGCACTCGGTCCAGTCATCGAATCCGCCCTGCACCATCGCCGTAGCGACGGCCTGTCGTGTGGCGTCCTCGAACGCGGGCGCCTCGGCCACTGCCGCGCCGTGGGCAGCGTCGGCGGTCATCGGGTGCCCCCAACGGACAGATCGAGTGCGGCCAGATGGCCCTTGATGTCAGCGAGCGGGAGCCCGTCGAACGTGACCCAGCAGCCGCACGGGGCGGTCATCGAGTCGGTGTCGCCACAGGTCGGGCAGGTCCACGGCGGGCAGTCGCCGCAGTGGGTGGCGGGCGGGTTGTCGCCCAGGTTGGTGCCGCAGCCCTGACACG